CGCAAACTTCTCCGCCTTCGTAGAACACACAGTTAGCGCACTTAACACCAATAGAAGCAACTTCGTTTTCTTCTGCAGAAGTGTAACCTGCCCAGACTCCGATTTGATCTTCGTTAAACTTTCCGTGCTTAGCAACAATCTCTAGGAGTGCTTCAGCCAAATCCTGTTCCTCTGGTACGAGATTTGCCGAAGCAACCAAAGAACCGTTAGAAGCAGACTTTTTAGTGCTCTTAGGGTGGGATGAAGGAAGTAGGTCGTTATCAGTTTTGTAGTTAGGATTTGACGGCTTACCGCTTTTAACAAGTTTTAGAAAAGCGTTGACGCGAGCCATAGCCCACTGGTCGCGGGTCATACCCGGGCGGTGACTACCAGAGAATGCTCCAGCGCCTCGACGGTAAACAGCCTTAAGCATTCCTAGAGTTACTTTACGCCCTTCACGAGCTTTCTCATTATGTTCACTAACCTTGCCCTTAAGCGACTTCTCAGTTTTTGCCGAGAACTTAACCGCGCCAGACTTGCCAGAAGAAGCAGATCCTTTTTTGTTTTTGTCTGATCCATAGATTCGATCCTTTTTTGGGGCAGGAGTTTGAGAGATTGTTCTTTTAGCGTTAGCAAAAGTATCTAAATCTTCGTTAGACATTGTCTTAACTTCCACTTTCTTCTGTTACAGGACCGCCGGCAACCCAAGCGCGACAAGTTCGCGCTGAAGCGCACTTGAAGTCAAAAATCTCGCAGTAGCCTAATTCGCCAGCAGCATCAATTGCGTCAAACTCATCTGCGTCATCTGTAAGACCATTTTCAATGCAACTCATCATTGAAGGAGTTTGAATGAATACAGCGCAATTACCACAGCGTTGCTTCTTAGCGGTTTCTACATCTACGTTCCACTCATCGCCAAGCGCTGTCCAATACTCTTCGTTTGGTTCTGCTGGATTTAGTGGACCGTACATTGCTTGGTCAATAGCCTTTTTACGGTTATCTAAATTAATAACAATGTCCTGAGTCGCAGGAGGGCAAGCATCTCCGGCAGCCGCTGTAACTGGTGCTTCAGGAATGTTACCGTCTAGAGCATCAATTACATTTTGTGGAAGCGGAGCAACAGAGTTTGCTTGTTGGGCTCCTTGAACGCGATCCATAAAGTCTGGAGAAAGAGCAGAAAGAACAGACTGCGTAAGTTCAGGAGTAATAGCGCCCTTTTCAAAAATCATACGAATTGCAAGTTCTTCTGGGGTTGGTGCATCTGCTTCGGAGAATCCGTGAGTATGTCTCCAGGTAGCAAGTGAGACCGCCATTTTCTCAAAACCTGAATCAGCATCTGCTGCGCGGTCATTACGTGTAGAGATCGCGCTTGGGTCATACCAAACAACAATCTTGCTTACCTCAGCTTCTGGGTAACCGTTAGCAATCAAGTATGGACGTAGGTAGACAACAGTAAGCGCGTCTGCAATCAAAAGCATAAGAGGCTCGATATGGGTCTTGTAAAGCGTCTCATCGATTTGTAGCGCATTTGAGTACTTGACGTTGGCAAGACCAGTAATAATGTCCTTAGGCACGTCTATGCCTTGCAGAATGCGTTCTAGTACTCGGTCAGCACGCTGAGCAAGAGCAGGGTCAAAGGAACGCTCAAACTTGAATTGCTTAATAGCATCGCCGAGTTCTGCCGGACCGCGAATAATAAGCGGAACAACTGCGCTTGCTGAATCTTCATCCTTAATCGGAGTTGTCATCGCGTCGATAAGTTGTTCTTCAAAATCATCTTGCTGTTCTTCGGCAAGCATTGCTGGATCTAAATCAGAATCATCTGCGTAAGGGTAGTCAGGTGCTGCTCCAGAAGAGACTGCTAAGCCATCTGGAATGTAAAGAGCACCAGCGTTTAGGCGTGAGCGTGCAGTTGCACGGAACGTACGGTTAAGAAGTAAAAGTTCGGAGCAAAGATCTAGCAAACCGCGCAGTGATGAATCTGCTTCGTCTGAGTAACGTGGGTGTGCTCGCCAAATGCGGCCGACAAAAGCGTTGTTGCTTAGTTGCATACCTTGTCCGCCGTTGTTACCGCTATAGCCAGTGCTTGTTGACTGTTCGCGGCGACCAATAAGGCTGTAGCCACCTTTTTGTCCGGCAAGAACTTCGTCTACGGATTTAATATCCCAAGATTCTGGAACTCCGTAACCCGGGCGCTCTGGAACTTGAACAAGGTAGCATTCGCCAGCAACAGAAAGATTAAGAGCGGCATCGCGAAGAAGTCCAGCCTGACCGCCGTAGGCAGAGTCAAGACGAGTTAGTGCGCGTTCGGCAGCAGAAGCAAGGCTTGGATCAATGTTGTCTGTTGAGCGAACTGATGTAGGAGCGTCTGCAGGATTCTCTACAACAGCAGCATAGATGCGAATACGTGAGATGACACTTGCAACAAGATTAAATGCGTATTTAACTTCACCGATTGCGTCGTAATATTCCCAAGCTTCAGACTGCCATGCAGAAGAGTTAGCAGATCGACGGTTCTTAAACTGTTCAAATTCTCCCTTGTCGCCTACCCGAATTTGGGTTGCAGCAGCAGTTAGAGAGCGTATAGCTGTGTAAGGAAGTGCTTGCGCTTGCGAAGAAACAAAGACACCTGAGGTGGTGGTAGCAGTCCGTGTAGAACGCGTTGGTTCTGCATTATCTCGGCTAAATACGCCCACTATTGCTCCTTGTCTTTAACGCTGCGGAATACGAGATGAACATTTATTTATTCTCGTATGCGGACAACAAACTTGCTACTGCAGATAGAGCAAAAGCTATTGCAAAAAAGCAAGTAATTTCTTCACTAATTGTATACCAAAAAACAAAACCCAATCCTACCCAAATGCTCATACACCACTCGCAAGTGAATAGATATCCGATTTTTGATTCAGATGGGTTAAACCGATTAAAAATCTTTTCTCTTGGGCCGTTAAAGAGGTGGTCTGTCGTTAGAAATCTAGTAACGCGGTACGTTGCTAGTGCAAGGATAATAAAAGTAATAAAATTAATGTCAGACATTAAATGTCCCTTCGGTTTGCTCTATTTAAAGAGGTTATCGGTGACCAGTTCTTTAGACGCGAGCCACACCCGCAACCTCTGTCTTTGGAAACGGCGATAATTTTCCCAGATTCTGTGATAAAACGGGTAGTGGAGTTAGTCTCTCTGTTTTGTTGAGTAAAAGCTTCACTAAAAATTACAACCGGACCTGTAGATGAATCAGCACCTATGTAAACAATGCCTGAAGATGCAATAACTCTGGCTGTTTCTATGTATTTTGCCCCTGAAATCCCGTGATGCCGAGATGCCATAACACTTTCTGGATCGAGTAAGTCAACAGAATTTTCAGGGCAGATAACAACATTTGCTGGGAATACGTCAAAAGTGCGTGCCGGACTGTTTTCCCCCATTTTTATAGAGCTCCTTTTGGGGCTGAGGTTGGGACAAAGTTTTGCCATCCTAGAAGTTGTCGAGCAACTTGGATCGGCATAATAAGTGGAACTTTTCTACTAGAAATAGGTAGATTTTTAAATAAATCAGCCTCTGAAGCGACAAAAATGGCGTTTTTAAAGGAATCTAAGACACTTAAATCATTAATATCAAAAGATAAAGGGGTGATTGGCTTGGAGTCTGTAGAAAGTGCTTGTAAATAACGGGATTGTGGGTTGGTTTTACGGTCAGCGTTATACCAAACTACGCAAACTTGGGCGGTTTCATCAGTCATTATGGTGTTTTCCTAATCCTTTATTAACTCTACGGTACATTGCTCGGTTAGAAACCTGTGCTGCCTCTGCGATAGCACTTACTGGAATCCCTCTTAGGTATAATGAAACGGCTAATTCTGTCAACTTCTTGTTAGATTCAGCATAAATTGAGTTTTTTGGGGTTCTGGAGCGGTATTTCTGGGCTAGAGGAACTAGTCGCCGAAGTTCAGGAATAGTTTCTAAGGGAACCAAGGGAGCCAGGGGATGGGCTGGGATTGGAGCTTTTTGAGGAATCGGGATTGGCTCTGTGAAATCAAAAATTTCCTCGTTTACAGTCCAATTATGAATAGTAGCTTTTGAGCGCGGAGGGTTTAGCGCCTTACCAAGAACAGACAACGACCACCCCTTTGCCCGAAGAGTTGCTAGGCGGCGTGTGGGTGGGTAGGGAAATGTGTTTAGATACTTAATTTCGTATTCTGGTAACGACTTCACTGCTCTATTGTACAGAGTTTTCTCTTAAGTGTTTATCCTCGCAGTCCCTAGCAAGTTGTGGAACTACGTAATGTTTCTTGCACCAGTCGCAGA